AATCTTCTAAACAATACTATTCCTCTTCCTGAACTACGTCGTCAGGATACTAAGAATCGTCAGAATAGTATTGATGATATGCCTGATTATCTCAAACTGACTTTGCTTGAGGATATCCGCGTTCATTTTGAGCAGGGTCTACGCCTCTACAACCGTCTTCTAGAGAAGGGAGTAGCAAAGGAGTGTGCAAGGTTTGTACTACCCTTAGCGACCCCTACAAGACTCTATATGACTGGTTCTGTAAGGTCATGGATACACTACATTGATCTGCGTTCTGCACACGGTACACAGAAGGAACATATGGAGATTGCAGAACTTATTCGTTGTATCTTTACTTGTCAGTTCCCTGCAGTATCTGAAGCACTTGGATGGACTCGTGAAGGATGTGCTGAGTGTAATGATGCACCTTCCATCACCATTGAATAAATATCTGCATATAGAATGGAGGTTTAAATTGCCAACGTATCCTGTAGTTAATAAAGAAACTGGTGAACAGAAAGAAGTGACAATGAGTGTCCTTGATTGGGATCAATGGAAACAAGACAATCCACAATGGGAAAGAGATTGGTCTGATCCATCAACTTGTCCTTCATCAGCAGAAGTCGGTGAAGTTTATGACCGACTTCGTAAAACTCATCCTGGATGGAATGATGTCCTTCACAAAGCATCAAAAGCACCAGGTTCAAAAGTAAAACCAGTTTGATCTAATATGCCTGCTAAGAAAAGAAATATTCCACAGAATCCTGTTCCTTTTGGAATGAGTAATCGTCAAATGAAGAGGAAGAAACCAATTAATCTTGATTTAATGAGGACAGTTGAACCTCTAACAAATAATCAAGAATTGCTATTCCAATCTTATAAGAAAGATCAGAACATTGTTGCATATGGTGCAGCGGGTACAGGTAAAACTTTCATCACTCTTTATAATGCATTGAAAGATGTACTTGATGAGAAATCTTTTTACGAAAAAATTTATATTGTAAGGTCTCTTGTTGCAACTCGTGAGATTGGTTTTCTTCCGGGTGATCATGAGGATAAATCCTCTCTTTATCAGATTCCATATAAGAATATGGTAAAGTATATGTTTGAGATGCCTGATGACTCTGCATTTGAGATGCTCTATGGTAATCTTAAAACTCAGGGAACCATTAGTTTCTGGAGTACTTCTTTCATTCGTGGTACAACTCTAGACAATTGTATTATTATTGTTGATGAGTTTCAGAATCTAAACTTTCACGAACTTGATTCTATTATCACTCGTGTTGGTGAAGACTCTAAGATTATGTTCTGTGGTGACGCAACACAATCTGACCTAGTGAAAACTGCAGAAAAGAATGGTATTATTGATTTTATGCGAATTCTAAATGTTATGCCTTCTGTTGATGTAATTGAATTTGGTGTTGAAGATATTGTTCGTTCAGGTCTCTGTAAGGAATATCTAATTGCAAAATCGGAATTGAATCTATGACATTTATTCATCATAATTTTTTAGGTGACATTGAACTAGAATGTAAAACAACTGAAAGCATTCGTCTCTATAATCTTCCTAATGGTAACTGGGTGCCTTCAATCACTTCAGTTACCTCTTTTTACAATCGTCAGATTTTTGCAAAGTGGAGAGAAAGAGTAGGTCTAGAAGAAGCAAATCGTATTACAAAAAAAGCAACAGCAAGAGGAACTGATTTTCACCAAGTGTGTCAGGACTACCTTGAAAACAAGGAGTTGAACTGGGATAATTATCAACTCCTGACAAAACACATGTTTCATCATGCAAAACCATATCTGGATAAGATAAATAATATTCATGCAATTGAAAGAACTCTTTATTCAGAATATCTTGGATTGGCAGGTAGAGTAGACTGTATTGCAGAATACGAAGGTGAACTTGCTGTTATTGACTTTAAGACATCAGAAAAAATTAAACCAGAAGCATGGATTGAAAATTACTTTGTTCAAGAGACATTCTATGCTGCTGCATATTATGAACTGACTGGTAAGGTAGTTAAAAAACTCATCACATTAATGGTTACTCCAGGTGGAGAAGTCAAAGTATTTGACAAAAGAAACAAAGACGACTATATTAGACTATTAGTTCGTTATATCAAAGAATTTGTACATCACAATACTGGGTCAAATGGAGAATGAGTTAGAGAAAGTACTTGAAAGTAAATTCTTTTGTCCTTCTAGGTTTGCACAAGAGATTGAATCTTTAGTGCAAACCAATGAAGAGATGAACTACATTGATGCGATTGTTTACTTTTGCGAGAAGAATAATATTGATGTGGAGTCCGTTCCTAAACTTATCTCAAAACCTTTGAAGGAAAAGATTAAGTATGAAGCAATGGAACTTAATTTCTTAAAGAAAACTTCCCGTGCAAAATTGATTTTTTGAATGATGCCCGTTGATGCCTATCGTCAATATCTTGCTTTGAAGAATCACTTCACCAAAGACAGTTATGACTATCACAAGTATTGTGGTAAAAGTCGTGCGACCGTACAATCTTTTTATAAACGGAAAGACCGATTTTGGTTTGAAAAAGTAGCAAGACAAAAAACAGATCAAGAAGTTATAGAATTCTTTGTAGCAAACTTTGTATCTTGTCCTGATCCAGAAACTCTGTGGATTGGAGAAATGATTAAAGAAGGAGAGGAAAGATACACAAATTGGAAGAAAAAAGTTCAATCACTCTCCTATCTTTTTAAAGAAGAATCAGAGGAAGTCTTCAGTCAAACTAAAGTAGACGAAGTATTTCAGTGTTCAAAAGGTCATCCTTTGATTCTTAAAAAGTTCCTGAGCGGTAAAATTAGCTTGGAAACTATGGTCATTTACAATAGAATATTCCTGTTCGGGAATGACTATGACCAAAAATTACAAGACCCGGTGTGGCAAACCGTCAGTCGTAAAATTAGAAAGTACAATCCTTTTCTAAATATTGATGTACAACGTTATAAGTCAATTCTAAAAGAAATTATTCTAGGAGATGCATGAGTTTCTTTAAATCTCAAGTCGTCCGTGCAGAGATGGCTGAAATCTCAGAAATGCAAGAACAAATTTATAAAAATGTTTTTGAGTTTCCTCGTATGACTAAAGAGGAAAAGATGTTTCATGTAAATCTTCTTGGACAACTTTTAGAAAAACAAAAAGTGCTTTATACTCGTCTGAGTTTGTCAGATGATCCTGAAGCACAAGAAATGAAAAAACGTATTGTTGAATCAGCGTCAATGATGGGTCTTCCATCAAACGTTGATATGAATGTGATCTTCAACAACATGAGCAAGATGCTTGAAGCAATGCGCGAAAGTATTGACGAAACAGGTTCAGACCTGTAGAATAACGAAGTACACAAAAGCCAAATCCGTACAAATACGAGGTAATCCGAATGTCTTTTAACGATCTCAAAAAGCAATCTTCTCTTGGTTCGCTCACTGCGAAACTGGTTAAAGAAGTAGAGAAGATGAGTACAACTTCTGGTGGTGCTGATGAGCGTCTCTGGAAACCTGAAATGGACAAAACTGGTAACGGTTTTGCAGTGATTCGTTTCCTTCCTGCACCAGAAGGTGAAGAACTTCCTTGGGCAAAATTGTATACTCATGCCTTCCAAGGTCCTGGTGGTTGGTATATTGAAAACTCTCTGACTACCACTGGTCAGAAAGATCCTGTTTCTGAGTACAATCGTGAACTCTGGAACAGTGGTAGTGAAAAGGATAAAGAAACTGTTCGTAAGCAGAAGCGCAAACTGTCTTACTACAGCAACATCTATGTTGTAAAGGATCCTGCTAATCCTGCAAACGAAGGTAAAGTCTTCTTGTTCAAGTATGGTAAGAAGATCTTTGACAAGATCATGGAAGCAATGCAACCTGAGTTTGAAGATGAAACTCCGATCAATCCCTTTGACTTCTGGCAGGGTGCTAACTTCAAACTCAAAATCGTAAAGAAAGATGGGTATTGGAACTACGACAAATCAGAATTTGACCGCGTTGCACCACTCCTGGATGATGATGATGCTCTTGAAGCCATCTGGAAGAAGCAATACTCGCTCGCTGCGGTAACTGCTCCTGATCAATTCAAGTCCTATGAGCAACTTGAAGCACGTCTGAAAATGGTTCTAGGTCAAAAGAGTGCTCGTGCTGCAATTCAAGAACAAGAAGATCAGTATGATTCCTATGTTCAAACTCCTTCCAAAGAGGAAAGTGTGATTGCAGAACTGGAAGAGTCCTTTGCTCGCTCTAAGTCACCTTCACTTCCTGTTGTGAATAAGGAAACTGATGAGGATGAAGATGATGCGTTGTCGTATTTTTCTCGCCTTGCAAATGACTAAATAACAATACCTGTAAGTCGCATTATAGGTGGAAGAGGTGCCTTCGGGTGCCTTTTCTTGTATAAATAGTATTGCGACTTACAGAGTAGAACTATGGAACTCAAAGAGTATCACTATGTCTATTATTCCTATGAGGAATATGGTAGAGGATATTTTGGTAGTAGAACTTGTAAATGCTTACCAGAAGACGATACAAAGTATTTTGGTTCATTCAAGGATAAAAGTTTTAAACCAACTCAAAAGATAATCCTAAAAGATGACTATACCACAAGAGAAGATGCATATATTGATGAGATTGTTTTGCAAGAGTATTATGAGGTAGTTGAAAATCCACACTTTGTAAACAGAGCATATCAAACTTCTACTGGATTTAGTAGAAAAGGCGCAACTCCTCATAATAAAGGAAGTAAAATGTCTGAAGAACAAAGAAAAAAATTGAGTTATTCTTGTAAAGGAAGAACACTATCCAAAGAGACCAAAGAAAAAATAAGTAAAAGTTCTAAAGGAAGAAAACTATCAGAAGAACATAAAAGAAAAATTGGCGAATCTAATAAAGGAAAATCCAGACAAACAAAAGAAGGTTTAGAAAGGCTTAAAAAAATGCAACAGGAAAGAAAAGGAAAACCTGGAAGAAAACATTCTGAAGAAACTAAAAGAAAAATTAGTGAAGCAACTAAAGGTAGAGTTCCTTGGAATAAGAAATTATTGGAATAATCTTATGTTATCACCTCTTTTTAGAGTTTGTGAAATATACTGACTAGATCCCTTCTTATATGTCATAATTTGTTCCATATCATTCAACACAACATTAATATAATCTGGTTTGAGTATAAAAATATTTCTCTTTTTGTTTTGAATATTTTCTTCGTACTCAAGATTAGTCACTTCTCTAGTAATATTTGATTGTGTTATTGTTTGACCTATTATTGGATCAAAATAAGAAACGGTAAAGTTCTGTGGAACAATTAATCCTTCTTTTACTATTGTTGCTCCAAGTGAGTTTCTGACACCAGTGCATTCATAGTGACGAACTTGATTTAAAACTTCTTCTGAACCATACTTATCAATTAAGAAGTTATAAAATGCTTGTTGAGTTAATGGCCACTCTGTTTGAACATTGACAATATTGTTTGCAATCAATATTAACCAATCAAGAGTTGCATCTCTGTAAACCTTGTATGCAACATTGTCTGGTCTTTCATCTCCAATTATTTGATACTTAGTGAAGAATGAAAGGTCTCCAAAGATATCATCCCGAAGTTTTCCTCTTTTGAAAAGATTTTTTACTCTTGAATAATCGGATATTTTACGACCATCTTTAGTCGTATTGACATATTCAAAATCAGGAACTTGACGGAAGTAACTTGGCATTTTAGTAACCTATATGATCTGTTAGAATATCTTTATCTGTATAGTTAGTGCTATAAATTGGATCAATTTCACTAAATCTTAATGATATTTGATATGAAGTCATTGTTCTTGAACCATCTGTAAATGTCATGTAACTTCCATCAGGAGTATAATCAACATCACAACTAAGTAATGCACAAGTTTTAATTCTGTTAATAGATGGATGATCTATTAATGCACCATTATTATCATATGCTTTATATTTAATATCAAATACAAATGGTGATTTTAAAAATACATTACTTTCAGTTGTTCTTACTGACATCGCTTCTTTAAAAAATCTAATAATATTTCTTACTGCAGTTGCTTCTGTTGCCTCTCTTGGCGATAATCTAAAAGTAAAGTTAAATGGTCTCAATTGTGGTCCATTGAAAAGAAGTTCTAAATTTGGATTTAAAACTGCACCAGTCGCTCTTGATAAAAGTCCTTGAATACCTGCTGCTTCTTGTGCTAAAAACAATTTTATAATAGATGATTGTGATTTTGCTTGTGTTGCTATATCTCCTAGTATTTGTTGCATACTCTCTGCAAGTGCTGGTGCATTTGGCCTATTCATTAATGTAAATGATGCTGCAGCTACATATGAATCAATTGCGTTTAGTGACCCACCAGACCAATCAACACTATTATTATCACTGATACTAGGTTGAATTGGTAACGTTACTTGTCCGTTAATTTTCTCCTGACTTGTTTTTCTAGTTATTGAGCTTCCTGTGAATGATGGTGTGATTGTACTTCCAACTATTTCTTTTAGAGTAAAAATAATTCTGTCTTGTTTATTACTTGCTAAATCTAATGGATAATAAAGAGGTTCACCAAAATCTGTTCTTCCCAAAGACTTTGGTGAATCAATGTTTATAGGATCAGGATTTTGAACTGCAGCAGTTACATTTGGATCTGCTGTTTGTTGAATTGTTGGAGAGGGTGTTTGTTCTGGACCGTGTATTAAACTGTTTGCTTGTGTTGATCTTTGTTGATAATCAGTAACACCTAAATCATACAAAGATTTTTCTGTGGTTATTTTTGCTTGATTTTTGACAGATGTAATCACATCTGGTTGACTAAAATATTCTTTTTCTGTAGATGTAGTTTGTCCTGGAGTTGGTGAAAAAGTTTCACCTCTTGGTATTGTTCCTATTTCTTTTATAGTACTAGGGTCATTGGGAACTGAACTGTATATTGTAATTTTGCCAGGTGTTGTTGAGTTTTCGTCATCAATGGTTAATGAATAGTTGCGATTTTGTAAGTTTTTTCCATACTGATCATTTGGATCTGCTTTAAAATAATTTCCCTCTTTAGTCCCGTAAGTTGACATCAGAAACCCTCCCCAACTACAAGAGGATTAAGTATCTCAATTTTTTGTAGAGTATGAGACATTTATAGTTCTTTTTTATCTATTTAGTTATGGTTTCTTCAAGAATCTTGCATAAGGAATAGAACGAAGATATTCAATCTCATTATTTTTTATGATATGTAATGGTCCAGCGACTTCTTGCCATGTATAATTTCTTACAGTTCCCCAGTGAAAATTTAATCCTCTAAATCCCCACCTTTGAATATCAATACATGCAATCAATGGATGAACATCAAAAGTAATACCTGGTGTTTTTGCAAGATATATGAAAGTATAATATTTACCGACCTCTGGTATAAATTCAGTTTCTCTAAAGATACTAAGAATTTCCATCATGATTGAATCTGGATCACTAATTCCCTTTATTCTTCTTTTGAGTTGAGTTACTCTAGACGAAGAAGATCTAATATCTTTACCGAAACCTTCTGCCATTACCTGATACCTAATTCCGATTCGGTTATCACGCGAAAACCTATCATGTGGTCGTCACACCATTCTTGAATTGATTTCCATTTTGCTTGATTCACCATATAAGTTTTCATCTCATTTAAATATGTTTGCTTTTTTTTATTTCCCTTCACTGGAGGTATAGTTTGTTTTTTTGGTTTTATTTCTATGATATATTTCCTCACTTTATTGTCATTTTCTAAAACTTCAATAATGAAATCTGGAAAATATCTACAAACCTTATTTTTAACTGGATTAAAATAAGGAACACAAAATTCTTCTGAACCATATCTTAATACGTTTGGTGTTCTATCACACCATCTCATAAACTTTAATTCCCAAGAACTTCTATAAACGATATTTCGTGGATTTCCAATATATTTTTCTGGATTTTGTGGATGAAAAAATCCCTGATGATATTTTGAATCACGCGGCATTTTTTCCTCCCATATCTTTACTACATAATATATAAGCAAAAATATTTATAGATACATGGCTGCACCTGCACCATTAACAAAAACGGTATCAGATTTAAAAGCGTCTATTCTTAGACCAGCATTAACTTCTAATTTTCAATGTTGGTTTCAACCACCATTAGAAGTTAATGCTTGGTTGTCGCAAAGAAAAGATGCGGGTCTTGGTAACTATTCCTCATCTCAAGATGATCTAATTTCCTTATCATGCTCTGAGGCAACGTTGCCAGGTTCATCTTTAGCAACTCATGAAATTAATAATGACTATAGTGGTGTAACAGAAAGACATGTATATAGAAGACAATATGATGATAGAGCTTCATTTACTTTCTATGTTGATAGTAATTATGAAATACTCTACTTTTTTGAAAATTGGATCGCATACATTGTAAATGAACAAAGAACTGATTCAAATGCGTTTGGTCCACGGATAGATCAACGCAATTTTTCATATAGAGTTAATTTTCCAAAAAATTATCAACAAATAATTTATATTACTAAATTTGAGAAAGATTATACAGGAAAATCTTTAGTGTATAATTTTATTCAAGCATATCCAATCAGCATTGATTCTATGCCTGTATCATATGATTCATCTCAATTGCTAAAATGCACTGTGTCATTTACTTATTCTAGGTATATTATCAATTCTAAAACTATACCAACTTCAAGTTTAACTGAAGATTTAAGTTTGGGTCTTAATGATTTAATAACGAGTCCAACTTCAACATCTCCAGTCACTTAATAAATAATCACACTGAAACTTTCTATAGGATATTATAAATATTAATGCCTGAACTGGTGGTTCTTTTCAGGAAGAATGGGAGCAGAAATGCTCCTTTTCTTATATAAATAAGAATAACCACCAGTTTAAGAGCAGTTATGCAACCACGTATTTACACGTATAAGATTACCTTTGAAGAGGTTCCATATTATTACTATGGAAGTCACAAGGAACAAAGATATAATGAATATTATATGGGTTCTCCTGTAACTCATAGGTGGTATTGGGATTTTTATACTCCAAAAAAACAAATATTAGAAACCTTTGATACAAGAAAGGAATCTAATGCAATAGAAAATAGGTTGATCAAACCTTTTTTGAATGATCCAAATTGTTTAAATGAAAATTGTGGTGGTATAATATCATCAGATATGTGCAAGAAAGGAATACAAAATCAAATTGAAAATAATATAGGATTGTATTCAAGAACTAAAGAGCAAATAAAAGAACAT